CCTTTCTCCACACGCGAGTGATTTTTTTGAGCCGTGGGGGCGAGGCGGCTGGGTGAAACCGCATTGATTTGACGTTATGGGCAAGTACAAACACGATGGAAAAAAGGAACAAATCCTATCCGAGCTGAAAACGAACGGAGGCTCTGTAAAAGAGGCTTGTTCCGTCGTGGGCGTTACGACACCAACGTTCTACAACTGGATAAAGAAAGATGCGGATTTCAGAGAAGCGGTCAGCGAAATAAACAACACACAACAAGAGAGTAAAAAAAATAAAATAAATAAAATTCCCGACCCTCCCGAAAGTCCAGCGGGTAGTGCTATGCGGGAACTGCTCGACCGCATTGTCACGATGTTGCGGGAGCAACACAAGTACAGCGGCGAGTTGGCAATACAGGTCGAGTTGACGGCACAACTCATCAGTGTGCTCAACGAGATATACGCAGAGATGCAGGGCGCTCCGATCATCAACGTCGAATACTCGCGGGAGGGCAACACGCGGGAACAGGTCAACCCGCTGCATCCGCTCTACCTGCAATACTACGACAGAATCCACAGGGCGCTCCGTGCGCTGGGCATGAATGTCGACGCAAGGGAGCACAAGGGAGACGACGATACTTTCACCTCAACCATGGAGGCATTTAAAAATAGGCGCAATGACAGAGGAAGAGAAGCAACGGGAACGTAAGTACAAGAGTGACGCAATAGCCGAACTCCGTGCGCTTGACTTGGGAAAATACCGCTATGCCCTTGAGGACACCGACCCGAGGCTTGGCGATTATGTGCGAGAGGTGATGAACCATCCTGAGCGCCATAACGTCAACGAGGTGCTGAAGGTGCGCCGCTATTTCTCTATGCTTGACCGATGGGAATGGAACACCGAGCGGGTGTGGGATTTCGTCGACTTCTACGAGGTGCTTATTAAATTCAGCGGCACCAACGGCAGGCAGCACTACAAGCTGACCCCTGTGCAGTTGTTCCAGTTCGCCAACATCTTCGGGTTTTCCCGACCCGACGGGAGGCGGCTTATCCGCTTGGCCTATATCTTCGTGCCAAGAAAATTCAGTAAGACCACATCGGCTGCGGCCCTGGCGGTGTATGACCTGCTTTTCGGCGACAACAATGCCGAGGCTTATGTGGGGGCCAACAGTTACGACCAAGCCAAGAAGTGCTTCAACGAGGTGCGGGCTATCATGTTCGACCTTGACCCGAGGCAGCGCCATTTCCGCATCAACCGCGAGAGCATCACCTTCAAGGATGCCGGTCATGACAGCCTTGTGCAGTGCCTCACCGCCAATGCCAAGACCAAAGACGGCTTGTTTGCCTCCCTTGCTATCCTGGACGAGTATGCACAGGCAAGAAACACCGCCAACAAAAACGGTGCAGACCTCAAGAACGTGCTCACTTCATCCATGGGGCCCAGGCGTGAGCCGTTGACGGTGGTAATCACGACCGCCAGTGAGGTGATTGACGGGCCGTGTTACTCCGAGATACAGGGAGCGATGAAGGTGTTGCGGGGCGAGATAGAGAACGACACGATGTTTGCCGACTTGTTCTGCCCCGACGTGGATGATGAGGAGGGCGACCCAGCGACATGGGCGAAGGTGCAGCCGCACATCGGCATCACCGTGCAGCCCGACTTTTACGAGAACGAGTGGGCCAACGCACAGTTATCGGCAGAGAACATGCTGACTTTCCGCACGAAGCTGTTGAATATTTTCACCATCAACGAGGCAAAGACGTGGTTCACGTTTGAGAAGGCGAAGGAACTTTGTGGAGACTTCTCCATCGACAGCGTGGATGGCCATCCTCCGTGCGCTGTGGCGTTTGATCTAAGCGTCCGTGATGACTTCAGCGCCGTGACATATACGCTCTACAGCAGCAAGACCAAGCGGTTTTACAGCCACACCGACTACTATTTCCCGAAAGGAGCGCTCAAGGGTCACCCGAATGCAGAGTTATACAAGGCATGGAACGCGGCTGGGCATCTGAAGTTCACCAACGGCGAGAAGATTGACGTGCGGGAGATTGCCGATGACATTTTCCGTCGGAGCAAGAAAGTCAACATTATCCGCATCGGATATGATGCCTACAAGTCGCAGGAACTGGTGAATATCCTCTCCAGTATCGGCAACAAGGCGGTTTTGCAGCCGTATTCTCAGACCTACGGCAGTTTTAACCTCCCCGTCGAGAGTTTTGAGATGCTGGCATACGATACGCCGCCGAGAATCACCCTCAACGATAACCCGATAAACGTCTACTGTTTGACGAATTGCGTGATTGATGAGGATAGGCTGGAGAACAAGAAACCGATGAAAGCGTCGCAGTACCGCAAGATTGATGGCACCATCACGACGCTGATGACGTTGGGCCAACTCTACAGCTACGAGCGGTGATGGGATTCCGTATCATTCCGTAAAATTTCCGTGACTTTCCGTAAAATTTCCGTGACTTTCCGTAAAAAAATTAAAAAATCTTAATTTATTCCCTAATGTACCCTAATACACCCGATTAGGCCGAATTGGTTATGTTGATAACTTTTTGGTCTGCTTGGAAAGCAGTAAATTTGCGAATATGGCAAAATGGTGGAGAAAAATATGGCACCGCGAGGATGGTGACGGCGAGCAGGCCGACCAGCCCCAGCGCAGAACCCCGAGGACAGGGAGCGGCAACGTGTACCTGTACATGCCGGGGGCAGGAGAGTCGCTGTCTATCGCCACCGTCTACCGCTGCGTCCAGCTTCTGAGTGACAGCGTAGCCTGCTTGACGATGGAGTACATGAGATGGAAGGACGGGCGGTTCCAGGTAGACCAGAACAACCCGCTCAGTTATCTGCTCTCCGTGCAGCCCATGCCCGAGATGTCGATTTTCGACTTCTGGTCATTCGCCGTGCGCCAGATGCTACTCCAGGGCAACGCCTACATCTTCCCGCGTTATGTGGCTGGAGAGTTGACCGACCTTGTGCTTTGCAGCAACGGTTCCGTCACACACGACCCGCTCAACGAGACCTACTCGATTTGCGACCAGTATAACGGCGTTTACGGCACCTACAAGGAGAGCGAGGTGATTCACCTCTACCTCCACACCAGCGACGGCAAGACTGGCGAGAGCGTGCTGCAACATGCCCGCCGTGTGGCAGGTATCGCAATGGCAGGGGACACCGAGACCGCCAACCGCTTCACCAACGGCGGTAATGTGCGCGGACTGGTGAGCAACGACAAGACCACCACGGGGTTTGGCGAGTACCAGGATGAGGAACTCGAGAAGGCCGCAGAGAACATCGACAGCCGATTCAGTGCTGGCGAGCACATCGTGAGCCTTCCCGGGCAGGTGGACTTCAAGCAGATTTCACTCAGTTCTACTGACATGCAGTTTCTTGAAACCCGCAAGTTCACCGTGCGTGAGATTTGCCGATTCTTCGGCGTTCAGCCTTCCTTTGTGTTTGATGACACCAGTAATAACTACAAGTCGGCAGAGATGGCGAACATCACCTTCCTGTCGATGACCCTTGACCCGATCCTCAAGCGCATTGAGGCCGAGTTTACCCGCAAGCTCATCAGTCGCTCGTTGTTTGGCAAGCGGGTATTCAGATTCAACCGCAAGGGTATCTATTCGCTGGATTTGCAGAGTTTGGCCGACTACCAGAAAAAGACCATCGAAGCAGGTATCTACACCATCAACGACTGGCGCAGGCTGGAGAACCTTGCCGAGGTGGAAGGCGGTGATGTTGTGCATGTGTCTACGAACCTGGCCCCGTTGGGCAGCGACAAATTATCGGGTAACAACACTCAAAATTCAGACCAATGAAAAAGAGAACCATAGCATTAGCCGCTGAATTGAAGCTGCGTGAGGCTGCGGATGGGGGCGAAAGCCGCACCATCGAGGGTTACGCGCTCAAGTTCGGCGTGCGTTCCCGCCTGTTGTGTGACTGGTGGGAGCATTACTACGAGGTGCTCGAGCCTGGTTGTATCACCCGCGAGATGCTGGACGCTCAGGACATCAAGTTGACGATGTTCCATGACCGCCAGCTTATCCTTGCGAGAAGCAACAAGGGCGAGGGTACGCTCAACTATGAGCTTGACACTGTAGGTGTCAAATTCTGGGCCGAGATGCCGCGCACTGTTGATGGAGACAAAGCCCTTGAACTCGTGCAACGTGGTGACATCGCCGGATGCTCGTTCTGCTACAGCACGGATGAGGCAGACAGCGAGAACGCCGTCAGCTACGAGCGCATTGACGAGAAGACCGTAGGCGGTGACGACATCCTGCTGCGCCATGTGAAGCGCATTGATGCTGTCTATGACTTCACCCTTGCCGCCGACCCGGCCTACGAGCAGACCAGCGTCACAAGGCGCGAGGTGGAGGATGCCGGTGTCAACTTGGGCGACGAGAATCCCGAGCCTGAGCCCGTTCCCGAGCCCGAGCCTGAGCCCGAAATCGACGAGGCGAAGAAGCGCGAGGTCATCAAGACCCTTAAACGTGAGATTAACGCCATCACAAGGCGGTTAACTTGATTATTCATTTAATTTTCTTTTATCGAAATGGCAAAAGAACAATTCAAGATGCGTGAAGCCCTTGAGCGTATTGACGTGATCAAGGGCCGCCTGAACGAGATGGCGGAGAATCTCGAGAGTGACAAGCAGCGTGAGGACTTCACCGATGCCGAGAAGGCCGAGAAGGTGGAGCTCATGCGTGAGCTGACCATCCTGCAAGCCAAGGTTCTGGCCAACACCAAGACCATCGAGGTGAACAGCCGCGAGGAAATCGCCGAGGCAAACCGTAAGATGCGTGAGTGCATCAAGCGCGGTGAGCGTTTCGAACTCAAGATCAGCCGTGCCGTTGACGCAAACTTCGGCGGCAACGCTTCTGGCTATGCCAACCCCGCAACCAGCCCCAACGCTGGCCCCGTGACCACTCACGACATCGTAGGCCCCCTCTACAACAACATCATCCTGTCGGCTATCGGCTCACCCCTGCTGACTGGCCTGAAGGGTAACCACCAGTGGCCCGTTGTTGAGGCTTTCTACGCTACCATCAACGATGAGGGTGTGGCTCTTGGTGACACCAAGATTCCCGTGAGCAAGCTCATTGCCAAGCCCGAGCGAATTGGTATCGCAGTCCCCATCACCCGTGAGGCTCTTGCCGAGACCGACGACATGCTGGGTATGATTGCCCGCGAGTACATCCCCATGGCCGCTGCTTCCCTGATGAACAAGATCATGTTCAGTAGCACCAAGGTTTCGGGTGCCGCCAACCTCTATGGTCCCTTCATCACCGCTAACCTTGCCGCCGCCAACAAGCTGACCTACACCCATGGTGGTACTCCCACCTTGGCTGACCTGCTTGCACTGAAGGCTGCTGTGCTCAAGAGCAACGTGCGTCCCGAGGGCATGTGCTATGTGATGAGCGAGACCATGAAGGCCATCCTTGAGGCTACTCCCAAGTGGCAGGGTGCCGCCGAGGCTATCGTTGACAACAACGGTCGCATTAATGGCGTTCCCGTGTTCACCACTGGCGACGTTGCCGAGGGCACTGTTGACTTCGGTTGCTTCAAGTATGCTCCCCAGGGCTTGTTCGGTGAGATGAGCTTCATCGTTGACCCCTATTCACAGGCTCGCAAGAACGCTGTGGACTTCGTGCTCAACATGGACTACGCCATCACCGTGCTGCGTCAGTGTGCATTCGCAACCCTGACCGAAGCCGCCAGCTAAAGAACCCTTAACCGCGTTTTAGACTATGGCTGTAGTGAGTCTTGAACTTTTCAAGAAGCACGTCCGTGCAGACGATTTCTCGGACGATGATGAGTATTTGCAGAGTCTGCTTGACACTGCCGAGGCTCACATCATCCGAGAGACTCACCGCAGCGTGGAGGAGTTATGCGAAATCAGCGGCGGGGATTTCCCCTGTCCGCTCAACCAAGCCATCATGCTCCTTGCCGCTCACTGGTACAACCAGCGCGAGGCGGTGAGCACCACCCAAATGCACGCCGTGCCGATGGGAGTCCAGTCGCTTGTCAAACCCTACAGGAAATTGTCATGATTGCAGGTAGGATGCGG